TGATCCAAATTTATTAAAACAAATGGAATGGTTCGGACATTTAACAAGTGGTAAAACACACCAAGATTTTTTCGCAGGAAGAGTAACAGATTATTCAAAATCAACCGCTGACTGGAGCGATTTATAAAAACAACACATGAGCAAATTAAACGTAGACACCAGTAAATGGGTGAAGGGTAAAGATTACCCTGAATGGTTAGATGAAATTGGCAAATCCATAGTTTCACAAGGATATTTACTACCGGAGGAAAATGTATTTAAAGCATTTAATCGAGTATCAAAGGCAGCATCTCGTAGACTAAAACGTAAAGATCTTCAACCATTTTTTGCAGAAGCAATGGAAAAAAATTGGTTATGTTTAGCATCTCCTGTTTTATCTAATTTAGGTACAGAACGTGGTATGCCAATTTCTTGCTTTGGAATTGATACAGACGATTCAATTGAGGGAATTGCATTGGCAAATTCTGAATTAATGCGTTTATCATCTCAAGGTGGTGGAGTTGGAATTGGTGTGTCTAGAATTAGAGGTAGAGGTAAAGAAATTTCCGGAAATGGTGTATCTGAGGGTGTAGTTCCTTGGATCAAAATATATGATTCAACAATTTTAGCTACCAATCAAGGATCCGTTAGACGTGGTGCAGCATCAGTTAATTTACACGTGAATCATCCCGATATAGAGGAATTTTTAATGGTTCGCCGCCCTAAAGGAGATGTCAACAGACAATGCCTAAACATGCATCAATGCGTTGTTATAGATGATGATTTTATGAACAAGTTAGAAGAAAAAGAACCACGTGCTTTAAGATTATGGGGTGAAATTTTAAAAACTCGTTTAGAAACAGGTGAACCTTATTTGATGTTTGAAGATAATATAAACAATGCAAACCCTCAAGCATATAAAAATTTTAACTTGAATGTTTCAATGACAAATATTTGTTCTGAAATTGCACTATACACAGATCCATTACATTCATTTATTTGTTGTTTATCTTCATTGAATTTAGCAAGATGGGATGAATGGAAAGACTATAAATTTGAAAATGGAATGACTTTACCTGAATTAACTTGTTGGTTCTTAGAAGGTGTATTGCAAGAATTTATAGATCGTTCTAAAAGTCTTAAATTTATGGAAAATACTCACCGTTCTGCTGTTAAAGGTAGAGCAATTGGTATTGGAGTACTTGGATGGCATACATTTTTACAAGAAAAAGGAATTCCTTTTGCAGGTTTACAAGCAAATTCTTACACTCGAATAATGTCTCAATTTATTGAAGAAGAGACATTAAAAGCATCTCGAGATCAAGCAAAAGAATATGGAGAACCAGAATGGTGTAAAGGAACAGGTTTAAGACACACACATCACCAAGCAATTGCACCAACAGTATCAAATGCAAATATTTCAGGTGGAGTTTCTCCCTCAATTGAACCAATCCCTGCAAATGTATTTAATTTAAAAACAGCTAAAGGTACATTTATTAAACGTAATCCAACATTGGAGCGTTTACTTGAAAAAAAAGGATATAACATTAATAGTATTTGGGAACAAATAGCTAAAGACAAAGGTTCTGTAATAGGTTTACCTGATCATATATTATCTGCTGAGGAAAAAGAAGTATTTTTAACATTTAAAGAAATTAACCCTTACGAAATTGTTCGTCAAAACGGAATTAGACAAAAATATGTTGACCAAGCAATTTCCTTAAATTTAACATTTGATCCATCTGATTCACCAAAATACATTAGTGAGGTGCATAAATTAGCATGGAGAGAAGGTATTAAAACATTATATTATTGCAGAAGTGAAAGCATTTTAAGAGGAGACAATATCTCTAGAAATGATACTTGCGTTAGTTGTGAAGGATAGTGGACTTTTAATAATTCTTACCATATGTATAATAAAAATACTATGGTAGGAATTTACAAAATAACTAATCCTAAAGGTAAATCATATATTGGATTATCTAGGGAAATAGAAACTCGATGGAATTCATATAGACATATGCAATTTCAATCAAACACACTTTTAAAGGAATCATTTAATCAATATGGACCTACAAATCATATTTTTGAAGTAATTGAAGAAATCCCCTTAGAAGAAAATACATATGGGAAGAACACAGCAGTTCTTCGTAAACGTGAACGTTACTGGATTAATTTATATAAAACATTTGAAAATGGTTTAAATCAAAATGGTGGGGGAAGTGGATGTAATGCACATACAACAGAATCTAAACAAAAAATATCTGAATCTTTAAAGGGAAAGCCAAAACCACCGGATTTTGGAGCTAAAAGAAAAAAATGGCAACACACCGAAGAATTTAAAGAAAAAGTAAGAAATTCTCCCCGTTGCCCTATTTTAATGTATGATTTAGAAGATAATTTAATCCAAGAATTTCCAACACAACAACATGCGGCCGACTATCTGGGTGTTAGAAAACAAACCATATGGAATTTTTTAAATGGTTATATTAGTTTAAAAGGAAAAAGTAAACGAATTCATATTAAAGGATTTAAATTTTCTTATAAAGTTTAATATGTATAATAAATTAATTTAAAAATCAAATTATGAAATTAACTAAAGAACAATTATTGGGTATTGTAAGACATACTCTAACATTTATTGGTGGTATCGTTATAGCAAGAGGTCTTGTTGATGAAACACTTGTAACCGAGTGCATTGGTGGTGCTTTAACTTTAACTGGTGCTATCTGGTCTATTATTAATAAAAAAGTAGTTACTCCTATTAAAAAATAAAGCCATGAAAAAGATTCTTAATTGGATAACAGGATTATTTAAAGACGAAAAAGGATCTCCATCATCTAAAAGATTTATTGGTATATTGTGTGGTACTACTTTATGTATCACACTATATGCTAATAGCTATACCCACGGAGATATTAAACCAGCAGATACTTTAGTACAAGCGGTAGCAATGCTAGCGTTTGGGTGTTTAGGATTAGCTTCCGTAGATAAAATTTGGGGTAAAAAAGAAGGAGAAAATACAGAAGAATAATATGAAAAAAATAATAGTATGTATTATATTAACTTTATTTAGTTACATATCTTTTACTCAAATATGTACCCCAAAACCAAAACCTTGGTCTTTAAGTGGAAGTGTTGGTTATATCAATGTATCCACTATAAGACAACCAATATCAAGATATCAATCAAATACCTGGACTTCTTTAAATATTAATTATAGTACAAGTAAGTGGTCGTTTGGTGGATGGGCTGGAGCTAATTATTGGATTGATTCAAAACAACCTGATTTAAGATTAGGCTTTTCTATTACTCGCACTATAAAAAAATGGTAATTTAAGTTTATGAAAGAAATAGGCATAACAATAAGTTTTTTAATTAGTGGGTTGTTTGGGGCTATTTTAATGGCATCTAAAAATACTGAAACTGGTATTAGATCAACTATATTATCTATTTTTGGTGGTATGGCAGCCGCAAATTATCTTACCCCCGTAATGATTGAATTACTTAATTTAAAAGAAGCTAAATTACAAAATGGGTTGGCTTTCATTGTTGGATTCTTAGGATTAAAATTAGTAGAAATATTAAGTAATAAATTCTTAAACCAAGTTGCCCCTCAACCAGAAGTTAAAAAACCACGTAAAAAACCCATAAAAAAACCAGTTACCAAAAAGAAAGTTGTATGATTTTAGAAAAAATAAAAAATAAGCTTTGGCTTATTTCAATACCAGTTGCAATAGCTGCATTATTATCAATGTCAGCAATAAAAGACATTGAAGATGCTCACGTAGAGTTAGATCTTGGTAAAAGAACAGCATATTACTTAAGAACATCTACAGATAGTTTAACCTATTTAGCAATAGCATATACTGCTACCGGCAAAGAAAAATTCATAAATGAGTTTAATTCTCATTTAGAAAGAAGAAAACAGATGAAATTTGATATTATACCTGAAGGTATGATATATTACAATGAAGGTTTAAGCTTGAGCAATGAACTAGCAACAATTATAGAAGCCCCAGCATTTGCCTCTATGAATGACACTGCATTTTTTACTGACCAGTATTTATCTTATAAAACTAGAATTATTACTAGTATAGAGCGTTTAAGAGATGTAACTTATGAAAAGTCAAATAATAAACTTCAACGAGCTGTTTTAGAACTTAACATATACATTTATTTTTTAATTTTATTATTGTTAGGTTTAGTTGTTTTAATTAGATTTGATAAAAAAGAAATTATAAAACCAGTAAGAAAAAAGAAACCAATTAAAAAACCCATAAAAAAATGAGCCTTAAAGAACAAAGATTACAAGAATTAACTAACATTGCTCCAACAGTATCAGTTAAAATGGATATGGAGTGGTTAGGTGCAACAACAAACACTGCAGACTTTCAAATCCGGTTAACAAGCACTGGTACAACAGCAGTTAAACTAAATGCTTTAATTATTCGTGGAGTTCATTCTCCAAAAATAACAACAGGAACTATAACATGGAAGGCGTTAAATGACAATACTGATCCATCATGGTTAGGATGGCCTAAAAAAGGAACCACCAATTTACCATATATCTCAGGACAAAGAAAATTAAACTTCTCTTCAGCAACAAATATCTTTACTAATGAAACTGCTCCTATTATACCAAATGGAGATGGGGCAGTAGTTGGAACGTTTAGAGTTTTAACATCAACAACATGGAACCCAAATACCGATTTTGGTTTTGTATGGGAAATGACAACAGGTGGAGTTGTTGGTTATGTAAATTTTGACAAACCGTCTTCAACTACATCACTACCAGTTGGGTTTCTGCATTACGGACCAATAACAAATACAGCAATAGGTAAATGTTTAACAGTAACAGCATCAAGTGCACAAATATTAAATAAATAAAATAAAATGGCAAAGTACACAAAAGAACAAGTAGAAGCAGCAGTAAAATCAAAAGGATATGTTTGGTTTGAAGGAGCAAAAGATTATGACGTAAACATCGTAGGTGTTAGAAACGCAGCAACTGGACAAACAGTAACAAACGTATTTGACGATGTTATTACAGTATCCTATAAAGTAGGAGGTGAATGGCAATACAAAGAATGGACAAACACAACTGACCCAGGTAAAAAAGGTGTTATGGAATTTCATAACAAAGGTGGTGTTGCACGTTTAGTAGAAGGCCAATACAGAGGATCTCATACAATTAGATTACATCAAGGAAAATATGAAGCTTTAGGTCAAGCAAAAAACGTTAAAGTATATCGTGATGCTAATAAAGATTTAAAGTTTGATGAAACAAAAATTGATGAAGGTGTATTTGGAATCAACATCCACAAAGCAGGAGTTGATTCTACTTATGTAGAAAATTGGTCAGAAGGATGTCAAGTATTTAAAAAAGCTAAGGACTTTGAAGAATTTATGGCAATTTGTCGTAAAGCAAGAGATATCCACGGAAACTCGTTTACATATACTTTGATTGAATCAACAGATATTAAATAAATATTTGGAGGCTTAAAAAAGCCTCCTTATTTTTTATCTATGAAACAAAAACTATTATCTTGGTTCCTACTGTTTTGTGCAGTAGGACTATCTTTAACAGCCGCTTATTATAGTGTTATGGGATTATCAATCCTATTTGCAAGCGTAGCTATTCCCGTAATCATAATGGGTTCATTTTTAGAGTTATCTAAAATAGCGATCACAACATATTTACACGACCAGTGGAAAAAAACATACACTATGTTAAAAGTGTATTTAACTACTGCTTTAGTAATTCTGTCATTTATTACTTCTTTAGGAATTTATGGACTATTAACTACTGGATTTCAAGAGAATATATCTAAACTTGAAATTGGTGGAAAAGAGGTTGCAAATGTCCAATTAAAAAGAGATCGATTTAATGAAATTAAAAAAGAATATACTTTAGAAAAAAATACATTAGATAAGGATATTTCACAACTTAGAAATGCACTCTCAACAAATACTACAACCCAAACTATAGACAAAAAAACAGGCCAAGTTATAAGCAAAGCAAATACAGGAAATCGTAAAGCATTTGAATCACAATTAACATTAGCTTTAGAAAATAAAACTAAAACATCTACAAAAATAGAAGCTTTAAATGACAGTTTAACCAACCTAGATATTCAAGTGTTAAATATGGAATCTAAATCTCAATTAGGGAACGAATTAGGTGCTATTAAATATGTAAGTGAGCTTACGGGAATGCCTATTAAAAAAACAGCAAATATATTTATTTTGCTTATCATTTTTGTATTTGATCCACTAGCTATTGTACTAATTATTGCTACAAATCAATCGTTTAT